CTCTACGAATCTCGGACACAGTACGATTATCGGCGTTACCCTGGACGATAACATCTCCCATATCAATCTCGTTGTGGTTAACAACGGGCTGAATATGGTCGAATAAAGATGTGCCAAAGGCGGATTTTATAATCTTTTCTAAGATTTCTCCACCGCCATTTGCAAACTCGTAAAGGAAGTCTGTCGCCTTAGCGTTCAGAACCTTATCGCCGCTGTTCAGCACCCTGTACTTATTACCGTCTTGCGAAGAGAATAAGTATTCGGAACCAAGCTCATCCAGTCTGTGAAGACCGGCAGTAGCGTTACGAGTACCGGTCGCATAACCGACAATGTCAGATTTCTTAATCCAGCCGGTGTAAACGCCGTTACGACCGATAAGGACTTCGTTGCCGCTTGTCTGGTAAACCGTATAGGAACCGCCCGGAACGAACGACGCCATTCTGACACCACCGCTCTTGGAGCTGAAGTGTGTGGCAGATTTCTTGACCTGAATGGTCGAGCCCTTAGATAAAGACGGAGCAGTGCTTGTGTTCTTCGGCGGGTCGGTCTTAGGGGGAGTGGTAGGCTTGTTATCAGGATTTGTTCCAGAAATATTGGAGTCATCCCAACCACCCTTATCTTCCGTAACACCAGTCTTGTTGCCGATGTCGATATTCTTATACAACTCGCCAAATAGCTTTTGATATTCAGTCAAAGCGCCATAAGCGTTTGTCCAGATTTCATTTACGGTCTCGGGGTTGCCGTCGCCGTGCTGTGCGTTATACTCCAACATCTGATAGTACAACTGGTCTTTAGCTGTCTTTTGGATATCGCTTAAAGCCTTGTTATACAAAGCTTCCGGGTCGTTAAGAACTTCGTCGAGTGCATCTTTCTGGGCTTGGATTTCTCTTTCTTGTGCCTCATATGCGGCATCAATGTTATCGAGCGCCAAGTCTAATGCGTGCTCATCCTCAAAATCGCCAAGGTCTTTCTGTGCGGAAGACAGCTCCTCTTGGAGTTCAAGCTTACGCTTCTGCGCCCAAGCAGAGTCGTCGTTAGAGAGCATAGCAATCTCGGCTTGAATATCAGATACAGATTTACGCTTTTCTGCCTGCTCTTCGAGATACTTTTCTTCGTCGTGTTGGTCTTGAAGCATCTCTTTTTGCTTGTCATAGAATTCTTTTAGATAGTCGAGCTTTTTGTCCAGAGCGTCTTTCTCGTCCTCAAGCTCCTGTTTAATCATATCAATTCTATATTCGACAAGCTCATCTACCGCGTCCTTTGCAGCTTCAGTTGCATCGTCGTATATTTCGGTGATGCTGTTGTTATATTCCCACCAGCGGTCTTGTAAATTTTGGATATACTCATCTGAATCATCGAGACCAGCGGCTCTTGCAGCGGCAATCTCCGTTTCGATATCTTTCATTAACCCCTGATACATAGCGATTATCGTAGTGGTTTCACTATCGAAGTTCTCGCGCATAGAGATTTCGTGTTCGACATCATCTAAGTAGTCTTCAAATAATTCCTGAAGACCAGTATAAACTTCTTCGGCATACTTTCGATAATCGTCTAATTCGATGACGCCCTCGTTATACGCTCTCTTGTATGCGTCGGCAAGCCATGTGAGATATTCTTCATCTGTTTCCTGGTTCATCTTTACAAGATGATTATGAAGTTTATATTGCTTCTCAAACCAGCTCTCTTCTTCAGACTTATTTGTAGAGCTACTTGAAGAACTGGAATTACCAGAGTTTCCACCAGAACCACCGGAGCCACCTGAGCCTCCGCTACCGCCGCTATAACCACCAGTAGGTTTGTATGGTTTGTATCCTCCGGTAACCATTGCGGTGCCGCTCACAAGTGCAGATGCTCTACCGGATACATACCCGTTACTCAATAGGGATTCGGTTTGCATATGGTTAAATACGATTGCTCCAGCGGGAATGTTCACAAACTCTGCGCCGTTATCGCCAACCGTATACCATCTACCTGTACGAGGGTCGACGACAATCTCGCGACCAAGCTCGCCAACAAGCGTATGACCTCCTGGCGCGGTGCCCCAGTCGCCACCGGCTCGTGCCGTACCAGCAAAATGCGCGGTGCCCTGAACTTTACTATCACCAACTGCGACATAGTTTACATAGCGAGTAATAGTTTTGAAGTATTTAGGCAGGTCAGATGTGTCTGGGTCATAGTAAACAGACACCGACATATCATCAAAGGACTGCGGAAGCAGGTCTGTATTTGGGTTATAGATAACATCGCAAGTCTTAGACTCTGGATTGTATCCAGTAATAGCCTCGCTGTTAACACCATATGTCACTAAGACTTCTGCAGTTACTCCAGCTAAAGATGTCTGTAGTGCCTCGACCGATGTACTATCGATACCAAGAGTTGTTTTAACCTCAGGACTCAGAGCCTGAATATCTGCGTACAGTGTGTCTACAGAAGTTTGTGCATCGGTCGTATCAAGACCGAGCGATTGCTGAATCTCCAAATTGTTCTGCGCAGTCTGGAAATCTTGCAACAACTTGATTACATTAGCAACATCGCCCTCACACTTAGATGTGTCTACACGCATTACATCGGGTTGCGTTAATAATTGCTTTTGCGCAAGACAATACTGAATTACCGAATTAGCATATTCAACATCTTCTGCACTAACATTTACTCTACCCTTAATGGTGTTCATCGACGCAATCGTTGTGTCAAGAGCAGCAACCTGTTCTTCGGTGGTCGCTAAATCCGAAACATCAAGTTTAATCTTTAGGTCTTTGTTAGCTTCAATAAGGCGCAACGCCTCTGCGGCTTCGTTAGCCTCTACCGCCAAGTCTCCGATGGTTTTAATGCCTTCGTCGCCCCAATCGAAATCGGCACCTTTAAGTTGAAGCTCGTCGAAAATAGCTGTGACCATGCCAGAAGAAAGATTAAGACCTTTCGCAAAATCCTCCATCTTCTTTCCACCCAATACTTGGAAGCCGTCGTCCTCACTATAAGACATCAGCCCAGCCTCGACTGCGTTGGATAAGAACTGGTCAACATTCAATCCAGTAATACCGCCGTCGTCATCGAATGTCAGATATTGCTGGAAGTTTTTCATATATGCCTCAACCGCAGCAAGGTCTTCTTGGTCAACGGTGTCTGGCACAATAAATTCAATAGCTGCAGAAAATTTCTTGGAACCAAAGTTACCATAATCTTCGGAACTACTATCGTATGTGTTACGAATCTTTTCGATGGCGCTTACGGCATCGTCAGCCATATCGCCATAGTCAGATGCACTCTGAGCATTCAACCAATGCGAGTACGCACTTGTTGCTTCGGTTATTGACGCAGATAGTAAATCATATTGCTTACAGGTGTCTGCGAGCGCAGAATTCTCGTCGAGCAAAGCGGATATAGAGGCTCTAACCGTCTCTTCCGTTTCGTCTCCCTCAAAATTAGCATCCGCAAGCTTCTTACGATATTTTTCAATCTGCTGTGCATTTTTGAGATATTGGTCTTGCGCTAACGCTTTATTGGTAGCAATGGTCTGCTTTTCTTCTTCGGCTTTTGCCTCTGTGATTTCTCGCACCTTTTCTGCGTTAAGCTGCATTGCACCATTGGTATACTCCAACGCCTCACGGTAATCTTCCATACCGGCGGCATTGTAGTCATCTATAGACAAAGATTTGCCTGGTTCTTGAGAGGCGAGAATTTTTTGAACACCTTCGAGCTCCGTCTTGAAATCGCTAACAGCTTTCTTAGTAGAGTCGAAGGTAGAACCACTGCCAGAAACAGTAGAGTCAAAATTACTCCAATCGTTAATGAGATTTAATACAACTTCATCAAAGGTGGTTCCCTCAATACCCATCGCGTTCATTCCTGTGACAAACGCCGTTTTGAAGCCCTCAACCTTGTCCGAATCCATAGAAGTAATAAGCCCGTTAAATGCGCCCTTAACATTATTAGCAAACTCTTCTGCTGTTATTTCGCCATTTGCAAGCTGAGTCTTCCAATCCGTGATATTTGCAAACGCTTCTTTAACATCATCTCCGGCTAAAAATAGAGGGTCTAAAATGTGTTCTGTAATGTATTTCTTTACATCTTCCTCTGTCTTCAGTCCAAGGGCGCTGAAGTTAAGACCAGATGCCATTGTGAGTGCAATTTCTTGCATTGTCGCATCAAGGTCATTAAAGATAAAGTCCGTGTTCATCCACGCACTTACTATCGGGTTTAGTTTGTTCCAAGCCGCCGCAATTTTATTTTCGTAATTGTGTATCAGTTTGTCTTGGTTTGCAATCTCAGCATCATATAACTTTTTAATCGCATCAACATTAACACTTGAGTAATCCCACTGTACGGAGAACACATATCCGTTATTAGTGTTTTGCTGATTGTCCATCAGCACATCGCCGTGCATACCGAGTCGTTGGGCTTTTTCTATAAACTCTAACGCAGCTTGGTAGCCAGCTTCTTGTGTTGAATACCTACCAACATTTGTTGGTAACGACTGGTTAAGTATATCATTATAGACATCTGTCCATTCGTCTTTAATGTCCTCAAGCTTGTCAATTTCCTTGTTATATTTATTCTCAAGTTCGGTTATGGTATCTAACTCGTCCGCCATACCTTCTGCAATCGTAGCATATGCGGCTTCTCGCTGAGCATCTACTAAATCCCACAACGACTGCGTAAGTGTGTCTGCGGAATAAGACAATGCAAGCATCGCATTACCATTATCATCCATTCCGAGATTTAACTCTGGGAACATCTCTGCAAGTTGATTATTCAACTGCAGGAACTCCGCATACTCTTCGTCAGTCAAACTGACATTTTCACCGAAATCATTAACGCCGCCAGCGAGTTCTACAAATCTTGGGATAACTTCTGCCGCAGACGACTTTAAGTCTCTAAATTTATTCGCTGTTTCTGTAGCCGTGTTAGCAATATTATTAAGCTCATCTTCGAGATTTTTGACCTCGTCAACGGAACTTGTAATATTACTCGTTAATAAACTAACGACCTCGATTAAAACAGAAATACCAAGAGCAATCCAGCCCCACACTGGGATGGATGCCATCACCGACTTAAAGCTTGCAGCCAACCCTTTATTAGCAACGGTAAGTGTTCCTTCTGCTGTGGCTAATCCGAGAGTAGTTAAAATTTGAGATGCCTCATCTGCTGTTAATGTCTTAGCAGCAACGGCAGCCTGTATGTCGGCAACCAAGCGCTTTTTCTGAGCAATGGTCATTTTTGATACAGACAGGATTAAACCTTCTGTCGCAACCTTGTTTCCAATCAACGCCTGAGTTGTGGCTGTTAACTGTCTGGACAGACTAATACCTTTAATTGTCGCAAGCAACACTATCAATGTCGGTAAAAGCAGATGGACTTTTTGTAGTGCATTAAGCACTGATAAAATTCCGGTGCCAATATCTACTATTGTCGTAATGAGTCCAGATGTAATAAGATTTGAACCAAACTCCTGGAATGTCGCCTTAAACTGTTGGATATGTGCTGTAGCGGTTTCCATATAAATGTTGTTAGCATTTGTTGCTACGCCGACTGCATCCATAGCTCTCGCATAAGCACCAGCGGCGTCTTCCCAGTTACCGATAATAGAGGAGATAACCTGTAACTGACGAGTACCACCGAGAATTTCAGAAACTCTCGCCTGTTGAGTGTCGGACAGCTTATCCCATACTTGTGCGATACCCTCAAAAATATCATACATATCTTTGAACTGGTCGGTTGTGCCCTCAACCATAATATCAAATCCTGTTAAGGCTTTGATTTCTTTTGCGTATTTAGAAAATCCTTCGGCAAGTTCGTCAGTCGCTTCGCCGAGTTCCTCAAGGTCTGTCTTAGAACCACGAATTCTTGCAGAAACCGTCTTCAACGCCGTACCTACGGTTGACGCATCCTGAACAGACGCATTTGCTGCGGCAATAAGACCAGCAGACTTTTCAAAGCTTGTATTTGTTGCGTTTAATGCTGCACCGCATCGTGCATATGCCTCCATTAACTCACCGGCAGAAACGGCATATTCTTGTCCAACGGCTACCAGAACATCGGCTACATGAGATGTTTCGCTAACATCTAAGTCGAAGCCTTTAACAATAGATGTTAAACCGGTCGTTGCGTCATCAGTGTCAACAGCAGCGACATTAGAAAGAATAGTTGCATACTCTGCTAACTTAGCAGCCTCTTCCAGAGAGTAGCCCAAACGGGAGAATACTTCTATGGAATTGGTGACTTCTGTAACACTTTTGCCGAGACTTTTAGCGAGATTAACAGAAGTTGCTGTAAATCTTTCCATCTCCGCATCTGTGGCTCCGGTTACAATTTTTAACTGTGTGAAAGCATCCTGTAGCTCAATAGACGCAGAACCATTTCTCTGATAGCGCGATACGCAGCCATAATGACTCTTGTAATATTAAACCAAGTGCCAAACTTTGCCGATAATGCACCTACGCGCTGAGTCCACGATTGCGTCGCCTCGCCAGCAGCCTTAATGGCGCCACTTGCCGTTGTGACTCCAGAACGAATTTGGGCGAGTCTTGTATTAAAGTCATCGACGGATATTGCGCCAGTTTGTAATTGTGCAATTAACTGCGTAAGCTCAGACGCATATATAGATAGGTCATTATATGCCGCACTCGACTTACCCGTCTTAGCGGCAGTCCATTTCTCCTGGCTACTTGTAACCTGTGTTAGTAAAGTTTGCACCTGTCGCAGGGCATTATAATATTCCTTACTGCCCACAGACAGCGTTTTTACCGCCCCTTGTGTTGACTGAAATTCAGCCTTTGCTGTCCTTGTAGCATTAGCAGCGCGCTCTGCGTTTGCTGCGACACTCGCCATATCTGCGGCAACACCCTTAACGCCTGCGGTATTTACATTAGCGGATACACCGGTACTGGTGAGACCCTTTGTAATATCCGCGAGCTGAGTTCGCATTGTATTTAAGGAAGCTTCGTCAAATTTGACTTTGATACTGACAGGTTTGCTGTTAAGCTGAGATACAAGACTACTGATGTCTTTTTGCATCTGCGCATAACTTAACGCTATATCAACGCCTACTGATAATAAAAAATCAGCCATCTATTTTCTCACCATCCTTTTTAATAAAGAAGAGGATTGACGCAAGCCAATCCTCTTGTAAAGATTACATTTGTGCAAATAGGACGGTGTGTGCACGAATACCTACTGCAGCAAACATTATTTATAGGCATCATCAACCTCAATGTTGATAACACCATAATTTTTGGCATCATTTGCCATAAAAGCACGAATCGCACTTTCTATAAACTGAGCACCACTACGGTGCTGTAAACTTCCGATTTTGTCCCCGTGCCATGTGCCATATACACGCTTATCTGCATCGTATCCAGCATTTAAGAGAGCCGCAATGTTTGAAACTCCAGACGGATACCCTCTCTGATATAGTGACTCTCTGTGTAAATTGCCCGTAAACGAAACAGAAATTTGATAACGATTTCTACCAACCTTTACCGGGTCGCCGTGTGTGAGCTGTGACAATGCTGCGACCGCAGTTGCTCCAAGTTCTCCGCTTGATGCAGACATACCAGCACTACTTTGAATCTCACCGGTCAACACTTCGATAAACCGCTTCGCTGCGTCTGTTGGGTTAGGGGGAACGCCGCCACCAGAAACGGCGGTAAAATTAAAAACTACTTCGTCTACTTTGCGTTCAAGTCTTCTTTGCATTTCATTACTTGCCATACATTTTTGAGCTTTAGCCAAAATAGACTCCATATTGATAGTAGCCATTACTGGTCACCAGACTTACTCTTTGTATACGCAGCTACGAGCTTTTCTTCATCTAAGAGACCGCCGGAAAGAGCACCGGCTACAGCCTTAATGTCCTCGTTGTTAACACCGCTAAACAATCCAGCCATTTGTGTCTGGAGGTTGTCGAAGGCGTTATACAACTCGTTCATCTGTCTGTTCACAGCCTCGATATTAGCCTGTGCGAGATTCTCGACCTTCTTAGCGATAGCTACACAAATCTCATTAAACTGTTGATGGTTAACATACCCAAGCACAGTTTCAACTGCGTCTGTGCAATAAATCAGAGCATATCTGCTCTCAACATTGCTCGGCATTGTGAAGTTTGCATACTTCTCAAGAATACACATCTTTGTTGCAAAATCCTTGAGTTCGGGAATATATGTATTAGTGTCGCTTGTGAAACAAGTCTTCACAACTGTGTCAACAAACTCAAGCATCTCCTTCAAGGATAAACTCTTCTTGACGGTAACTTCGACACCGTGCCAATCGAATGTAGAGGTAGGAGTGTAAGTCTCCTTCATCACATTCTCAAATGCGTTTACAGAAATTTTCTTAGTCTTTGCCATAGCAAAAAGCCTCCTTTAATTCTTTTTGGGTTTGTATTTAGAGCAGACATTGTCTGCAATTTCTTCTTGAATCTTTCCTTCCTTAGCCTTGTTCAGTAGACTACAATTCCGAGTACCTCTCGTACAACCGGCGCACTTGGAGACAAATGCCTCCAACTGAGGCGCGTTGTCAAAAACGCCTATATAATCTACTGGGTGTATGCACAATTCAATTCGAGGATTATCGGCGTCATAATACACCGCCTGAACTCTTTCCAAAGCAACATTGTCATCGAGCCAGATTAGCTGTGTATCTGTAATGGCGTCGAGCATAACTTTGAAATAGTTTGAACTGTCCATATCGACTCTCGGGAAATAAAACACAGCATCAACATAAAAGTGCTGATACTTGTTAGGGATTAGCGACCAACCCTGTTTGGTTACTTCATCTCGTATGTAGTTAGCAAACCACTCCTTGTAGTGCTTTGCCTCTGTAGTGCAGTAACTCATAGCCATCGGTTTGCCGTTCTTGATAATAGCTCTGTACGACAAGTAATGATTGACCGACGGGCAGATAGGACTTGTAAGTCGCAACTGATGCTTAATCGACATACTCAAAGTGATATCCTCCAGTCGTTTTGTACTTACCCACGCACACTTTGTATATATTGGGCTGATGTAAGCCTAAAGCTCTGGCTGCAAACGACATTGATTTATAAACGGTATCGAGTTCGATACATCGAACTTTCTGGTATGTATTACCCTTGATTGTATCTATTTGCTCTTCCGACATCGTTTTACCACTATTCCAGGGAGTAATCTCTGCTCGTATTTTCGTGAACCTTTCTGAGCGTTCTTGGCTTGACGCCTTCGCTACATCACTCATCTTTTTACGAGCCTCTGGGCTTCTACGCTTACCCGTATTCGCTCTTGAGATTTTCTGCTTTGTGGACTCAGCCATACTGCCAATAGCGCTCCCACCGAGCGCTATATTATATCCATATCGTGGGTCTGAACTTTGGTATTTTGATATAAGCTCAATTTCCTTTTGTTCTGCGTCTTCTTTGCACAAGCCGTCATATAGGATTTCGTGGCTAAAGCCATCGTTCCAACCATACTTCAAAATGGCATTGTGAAAGTGGACATTGGATGCATAATTGGCACCGTTTTTACCCCAACGCACAGAAGGCTTCCGGCAGGTAATGCCGATATAAACTTTACCGTTTGTAAGGTTTGTGTGCTTATATACGCAATAAGACAAAGTAGTATTGCCCATACCAACCACCTTTTTGTAGAAAAAAGGCTGCACCTCAAAAAGATGCAGCCTTTTATATTTAGCTTATTTCTCTATCGCAGTTTCTTCCGCTTCGTTATCGTCGAAGTCTTCCTCGAACAACGCATCGTCCTCATCCTCGATGAGACCAAAGATGTAGTCGGGTTTCTCCGCAACAACTTCTGCGTCATTAGCCGCAATCTGCCCCGCACGGGAGGCTTCGATTCTGGCAAGGTAGATGCTGCCGTGCTCGGGAGAGCAGGCAACATCCTGCCAGCGGAAGACACCTGCGACGCGTCTTACGGTATGGCAGTATTCGTACTCACAACCGCAGACCTTACACTTCTTCATCGCAGTTGCCATATGTTAGTCCTCCTAATTAGGCAACATCTGCGGCGTTAGCACCAAAGATGGTGTAAGTCCACAGAGCGCCGCCTGCACCGCAGGCACCGGCGAGAGCCTCAGCCTCGAAGGCGTGAACAGTCTGGTTGTCGCCCATCTCGAAAGAGAACTCACCAGAGAAGTCAGCCTTGGGAATGTAGAA